AAGCATACAGAGGGACTACAGAGCCTGTGAATTAATCTTTTAAAACCTCAAAGAACTCAACAGAACTCCACAGACTAAACAGAACTAGCAAGGGGTAAGTGTAGCTTTAAAGCATTACAGGGCGTTACAGAGCCTTGCAGAGCTTCACAGGGCTAGATATTCTGACAAGGTTTAACACCTCAAGGCTTTCAAGGGTGTTAAGCTTACTTCTGTGGATAACTTGTGGATAAGTGTTAGCTAAACTCGGAAGACCTCAATTTTATTTAAAGTCTTTGAGAATAAATCTTTAAAGGTCTTTTGAAGTCTTCCGATCCTAGCTGTGGATAACTAATTTAACAGGCTTGTGGATAACTGCTAAAACTCGGACATAAAAAACCCCTCAATTAAGAGGGGCTACTTTGGGGATTAATACTTTCTATGCTTCTGCTTTCTTTTGTGTCTCCTTTTTTCTGATTTGGGAAGGTGTCTTACCTTGTCGCCAAAGATGGAAATACTCTTCTTCTTCTTTCAAGATTTTAGACCAATAGGTGTCTTTACTCTCAGAGATTATCAAAGCCCAAAAATGATTTTCAAGCCATTCCTTTATTTCTTCCTTACACCACTTCAAAGAATGACCATAACCTACTTCATCAATGACATGATAATCATTTACCAATAAATCAGCAGTATAATATTTCTCACCATACACAAGAGAGGGTTTAATCACTATCTTTAAGGTAGTTCCTTCTATTCTTTCTCCGCCCATTCTTTCAAGGTCTTCATCTCTCCATTCGAGGTTAGAAAATCTCCTCAATAGTAAAGCTTCGTAATTGCCTTCGTTCGTTCTTTTAAATTTAAAATTAAACATATTTTTCCTTGTTGCAGTCAGACTTAATTGCCTAACTTGTAAACAAGTTTAAAAGCAAAGCCAAAAAAAAGCAAATAAAAAAACCCTCTAATTAAAGAGGGTCTTCAAGGGGTATCAATATTTATTATTCTTCTATGCTGTTACCTCCTTCTATCCTTTCTAACTCCTTGTAGAAGTCGGAGAAGTACGGAATATCCAACAGTATCTTTTTGTTGCGTTCGTCCATACAAGCTATAGCAATCATAAACTGTTCAAGACCTTGAGCCATTTTAATTGCTCTAGTGTCTGCAATTCCTTGCTCTACAAGATAGCGACCAATTAAAGAACTATGTGCGTGGCCGTAAGGTCTTAAAGATTTGGTTATAGTTTTCATTTTTATTTACTCCTTTTAAGTAATAGTTAATATGCAAGTATTTTAAAACTATTTTCTAATCAGTGTCAAATAAATAAAAAACCCTCTAATTAAAGAGGGTCTTTTAAAGGGGTTTAATAAGACTTATTTTATAAATAATTCTTTATTAAGGTTCTTGAGCATAAGATAACCCATAATATTTACTTTAGTCCAAACACCGTTTAACTTTTGTATTGGAATATTTTTAGCTCTATTTTTACCTCGAGACCACCCAATTAATTGAGCAGTAATAAATTCATTAGTTACTATCATTTTTATTTACTCCTTTAAATAATAATTAATATATGAGTATTTAAACACACCTTATATAAAAAATAAACCCCTCAGTTAAGAGGGGTCTAAAAGGCGACTATTTAAAACTAATTTAAATCAGTTAGTTTATATTCTCCACTTTCTATCTTTGCTTGAGTTTCTTTCTTAGTCTCATTCAAAAATAGATTTCTATATTTGCTGGTGGTGTTGGAATATTCCCAATAGTTTTCATCTAAAAAAACCCCATCATTAAAACATTGTTTAACTATAATCGAGTTATAACTTTTAAAATATATCGCTTCAGCAGTCGAGATAATAAACTGATTGACAACAGGTTTACCGCTGTGTCCAATCATGTTTGATACTTTTTTAATCTGCATTATTCACCCCCTGAATAAATATAAGCACTTACTAAGCCTTTTTGATTAGCATAATAAAACTCAACAGCATTAGTAACCCTGTTATTGATGTTATAGCCTTGAGTGCTAAGGGTTTTTTTGTCGTTACTCATAAACAAGTTATTGACAAATTGAATAAATCCTAGGTCTTGAAAATCCCTAGGCATAAGAGTTGAGTTATAACCAAAGTTTTTAACCCAGTAGTTTAGTTTAGTATTGGAATTAATCATATTTATTTAATCCTTAAATAGTTAAATTACTATAAAGTCTAAACAGACTTTTTAAACTTTGCAAGAATTATTTTAATTATCTTTATAGAGCTAAACAGTAAAACATAGTAAAGAATATAAAGATAATAAGATAAAAAGTTAAATAGATACTTGACAAGCTTATAAAACTATATAGACTATATAGTTATAAAGTTTATGAGTAATAATTTTTCTTGCTCTTTGATGGGTAAGAAGAAGTGCTTGAGAAACTTAAGTCAGCATTGTAGTCAAGCTAACGCATTGTAAGTCAAGCTGATTAAGTGAGGTAAAGAAATTACTTAATTCTAGATTTTAAACTTTTAAGGGCTACTTCGGTAGCCTTTTTTTTCGCCTTAAAAAAAACTAAAAATATTTCTTGACATACTTGACAGTATGACTTAAGTTGTAAGAGTTAATTATTTTAAGGAGTAAATAAAGATGGAAAAACTAACTGAATACGAATTACTAAAAAGACTTGATAACGAGTTTTATGATGTAGACTTTAGTGTGCGAGACTGTGCGACTAAAGGTGTAGTAGCTACTGTTTATTTTTATGAAGATAAATTTGAGGAGGTGAAAAATGGTTGAAGTATTTAAACTAGAGCCTAGTTTTGCTCGGCACTTTACACATGAAGGTGTAGAGTTTGAAATCCGTGTAACAGATGAAGGCGATAAGCTAGAAATTTGGGAAGTCGAATATGAAAATAATAAATGTATTGGCTTTAAAGATATAGTAGCTGAATTTAATTTAGAGGAGAGTGCATGATGAGTAAACCAAAAAAATACAGGGTGTCTTTTATACCTTATGAAGCTTTGCAATACGATTATGTTGTAGAAGCAAAGGAAGAAGATGAAGCAGGGGACTTGGCTTATGAAGAGTTAATATTGGCTATTGGTCGTGACGCTTCTAAAGATTGGGAATGTAGTAATGTTGAGGAGAGTGCATGATGAATTACAAAGACTTTACAGACGATAAAGAAAAGATGATAGATTTTAAACTCTTGTCTAAAACAGAGTTTCTATCTTCTTATTCTTATTTGACTGAAGAAGAATACAAATTAACTAAACAAAAGGAGAGTGAATGATGGAAGAAAAATTTAAAGCCTTTATGACAGACTTAAAACCTGTTATAGAAAAACATTATCCAAACACTGATATAGAGTGGGAAGATTATGACCATGATTGGAATGATGGTGGCACTATTCAATGGCGAGTAACTAAACTATACTTAACTATGGAGAATGATAATGAGTGAATACAAATATGAATATGATGGTAAATACTTATTAGTTGATAATCATCACATAGGAAACCTATATCAATATGGTGATACTTTAGATGACCTTTTAGAGTATGTAGATGAAAGATTTGTTTTTAATGGAGAAATTAATAACGAGTTTTTTGAAGATGGGAAATTATCTCGTAAAAGATGGGAAGAATATTTAACTGTTTCTTTACGAGATAGATTGTCAAGCTATCATTATTTTTCATTATGCAAATGGAATTCTGAAATTAAAACTTATATTGAAGATGATGTTTTAGGTAGCAGAACTTATCCTAATGGCAGATATGCACAAATTAAATGGCAACCTAATAAGTTTCCACACACACTTTAAAAGGAGAAGAATTATGAGTGATGAAGAAAATACTAAAATACTAGAACATATTAGTTTTGTGATAACAGGACTGAATGTGTTTCGTGACCGAGAGGATTTGCTAACTGATTTGTTTAATCATGTGGAAGCAGAGATGTTAGAGAACCCTGTGCCTGTGACAGACTATAGGATTACTAAAGCTGTGATAGGATTTATGGAGACTTTATGTGCTGACGCTGTGTCAGAGGCACAATTAGAGGAGATGGCAGAACAAGCGAAGACTATCCTTTAGATTAACTATTTTCACACGATACTGGGATAGTTTTTGCTTATTAGTTTGTGACTAAGACGAGACAGGAGAACAAAGTTAAATATTTATATTACTCCTTGTTAGTTTTAGTCACAATTTAACATAAGTGTAAGTGTTTGGTGCTGACAAAATTCACGAGGTCAGTTAAATGAGACTTGTTAAATACTCAAGCCAAATACTTACGAGTGCTGACAGACACTATAAAAACCGATAATCATGTTGCTGTTGGAGGAGTTGGTAGTTACTTCGGGATTACAAAACTACCACTTAGTTAAACGGAGAAAATTATGACTAAAACTGAAATATATACTAGACTTGCAGAATTGCAGAACGGAGCTTTAGGACTGCTAACTGAGAAGCTTAGAAGTTTTAATAGACATTGTATTGATAGAGAGCTAGAAAGACCTGAGGGTGATGAAGATTATTCTTATATCGCTAGTTGTGCTATTGACCTAGATTATCTTGAAGCTATCAACAACGAGATAAATGACATCTTGAGTGCTTTAGAACAATGATAGGTGAACTTATTTCTCAATACGGCAAACCTCATAGTCGTGAGGCCTTTATCTTTAAAAATCGACAGGGCTTTTTTGTCGAGCTTTATCGTGACACTATGCTAGTTAGAGTGGTCGAATGCTTTGACCATTCCGAAAGCTATGCTGAAGATGTGGCAGAGAATTGGATACAAAGAATTTTAAACTGAGGTGACTTATGAAAACTTATGAAGTTTATGCTAAACAACCAACCCACTACAAAGTTAGAGTAAAAGCTAATTCTGTGGACGAAGCTTTAAAACTAGCTGACCAAACAGGTGGAAGCAAGTGGGAACTAGTCAAGCATGGAGCTTGGCAGAACTATCATATAAGTGAGGTGTTTGATGAGTGAACTAATAGAATTACTACTTGCTCTTATCTTCTTTTCTGTGTTAGCATTTTTTGCATGGGAGTCAACTAAGATGGTTGACAACAAGAACAGGAGAAAATGATGGATTTATTTTTACAAGTGTGTAATGACATTGCCAAAGAACTAACAGAAGACCTACCAACCAACAAAGAGGTTGAGTATTGTGAGGACTGTGGTGACCCTGTCGATAAATGTTCTGGCTACAAATGTTGGGAAAGATGAAGACGAGAAAGATAGATGTTTTTTTTATGCGAAAGTTTGACGAGTATTGTAATGACCAATTACATTACACTAACTTAGCAGACCAAAAAGACTTCGACACTTATATCGCAACTAATAAGAAATTCTTGGTTGCTTTGTATGTGCAACAAAGAAGATTAGAAAGAAAATTAATTAACGGAGAAATAAAATGAAGAATATTGTAATATCAACTTTAATAACTTTAGTACTAGTGTCAGCTACCTATGTTTTACTAGGCAATTATGTCAAGCAAACTGTCGGTCAGACACCAGAGTATGTCGTAGAATTTAACAAGACTAAGCAAAATCTATTAGCTAGAATAAATGCTTTGGAAGAGCAGAATGAAGAACTAAGATTAGAAAATGATGGTATCTTTCAAACTGTTTTACAAGCCGAAAGAGCTGTTAAAACTTTAACAAACTTCGCAGAGCTTAGTGAAGCTGAGCAAGAGAGTTTAGCTTTAAGCTTAGCTGAGCTACAAACTCAACTAACTCAACTAGAAAACACTACAACTGAAAGTTTTATGAGCTTAGTCACGGAATTAGAGCTGTTACAAACTAAGTCCTCAGAGGCCACACAAGAGCCGGAAATTGAGACTCCTTATGTTGTCTCTAATGCAGTAGAAAAAGTTGTGGCAGAGCCTGTGGCTTGTCCTAAACCGGTAAAGAACAGAAGTTTCTCTTACTATATTAGGAATGTAACTCTAAAGAACTCAGTAGCTTTTAGAATTGTGTATGATTTAGCAGAAGGTAAGCCTGTTAATGTTGAGTTTGAGTCTAATCCACCTAGTAGTATTAGACGAGCTAGTATGAGATACCTGAGTAGCTTAGACTTTGGCACGGCCACAGCTAAAAACTGTTCAATACCTTTTAAGATAAATGTTTAAGATGCAAGAAAGTATTATATTAAATAGAGAATTATTTAGAAAATTTGATAATTTTGTAATTACTAATTATGAAAATATCTTTAGTAAAACTGGAGTAGTTTATGAAGTTGAATGTTTAGCAGACGATAACTTTAAAATTACTCTTTATAATAACCAAACAATCTCTTTAGCTAAAATAGTTGAAGAGATTAGCTTATAGCTCTTGACAGACTTCTGTGAAGAACTATAATAGTTTATGCAATTATGCCAAAACGGAGCAAATTTATGGCAATACAAGAAGGAATAGCCTACTGGGCTAGTGTAACTACTCCTAATACCAAGTATGAACCTGTTTATACTGTGGACTTAGTAGTGAGTGATGATGTCGCCAATGACTTTGAAGCTCGTGGTTTTAAAACAAAAGAAATCACAATGAATGACGAAGTTGTCGGAAAAGCAATAACTTTTAAAAGAAAGGTGAATGGCCCTAACGGAATGGTTAGACAGTCGCCTAAGCTTTTAGATGCAAATAAAGTTCCAATGGATGAACTGGTCGGTAACGGCTCTAAAGTTAGAGTGCAGTATAACGAGTGGGAAACATCTAATAAGTATGGGGACTTCAAAGGCTTGGACTTTCAAGCTATGCAAGTTATTGACTTAGTCCAATATAAATCTAGTGATGGTTCAGAATTCGATGCCATCGAAGGAGGAGAAGAATTCTAATGATTATTAGTATTAAAAACGATGAAGGTGAAGTAAATAACTTTGATGTTACTGCTATTGCAGATGAACAGAAAAAGAATGATGCTACTGTGATGGTCAACAAGGTAGGTAATCTATCTGTTGTTATCGAAGCTTTAGACTTTGCTAGTCGTACACATAGAGCAAACTTAGAAGAGCTGTTAAAAGGCTGTCCTGAGTCGCAAGTGGAAGAAAGTACTGACGAATCTACTGAAGATTCTGAGGAAACCTAACCACAATTTTTCATATATTCTGATAGGGTGTCTTCGGATGCCCTATTTTTTTGAGGTCAAAGATGGAACAAGATTTAAAATTTAAGAAGTATCACTTGCCTTGTCCGGCTTGTGGTAGTAGCGATGCTCTTTCGGTTAATGAGAATGGCTCAGCTAAATGTTTTAGTTGTGATGAATTCTTTCCGAAAGGAGTAGACAATCAAGATAATATCGTATCTAATAAAACTAATATGACAGAAACAGTTAGAGAACTAAATGCTCATGGCGGAGTCTTCGCCAAACTAACAGATAGAAATATCTCAAGGGAGACTGCTGAGAAGTATGGAGTCAAGACTGTTTATGATAGTGCTGGTCAAATAGCCCAACATATTTATCCTTTGTATATCAACAACGAACTAACCTCTAATAAGATTAGATATGTCCGAGACAATAAGTTTAGCTATGATGTTAGCCCTCAAGGAGTTGGTTTGTTTGGTCAACAACTCTTTAAAGAAGGCGGTAAGTATTTAACCATAACTGAGGGTGAGTGTGATGCTATGTCGGCTTATGAATTACTAGGTAGTAAGTGGGCAGTTACCTCTATCATTAGAGGAGCTTCCGGAGCAGTCAAAGATATTAAAGAGAACTTAGAATACATAGAAAGCTTTGATAATATTGTCATTTGTTTTGATAAAGATAGACAAGGTATTGAGTCAGCTAAGAAGGTTGCTAGTATTCTTAAGCCCGGCAAGGCTAAGATAGTCACCTTACCTAATGGTTACAAAGATGCTAATGATATGCTTCTTAAAGGCAAGTACAAAGAATTTGTTAGTGCTTGGTGGGATGCTAAACTCTATACTCCTAGTGGTATCATTAGAGTATCAGAGAAGAAAGATTCTTTTTTAGATAGAGAGAAGAAAGAGTCTGTGCCTTATCCTTGGGCGGGACTAAATGAAAAACTATATGGACTGAGACAAGGTGAGTTAGTAACTTTAACTGGTGGCACAGGGCTTGGTAAGTCTAGTATCACGAGAGAACTAGAACATTGGTTAGTCAAACAGACAGACGACAATGTCGGTATCATAGCACTCGAAGAAGACTGGCGAAGAACAGTAGATGGTATTCTATCTATTGAAGCTAATGCTCGGTTGTATGTTGACCAAGAACGAGAAAAGTTTGATGACTCTACT